TTATATAAAAAAACACACTGGAGACATAGAGACACCTTTTTATGATGTTTTAGATGAGTTTTTAGCTTACAAAAAAACAAAAGTTAAATTTAATACTTTTATTATGTATAGAACATTTAGCAAAGTGATTAGGTCAAAATTTGGAAACAAGCCTATTAGTCAAATTACTAAGGGAGATATAGCAAGACTATTAGATACAATTAAGCATTCACATGCCCAAAAGTCAATTAAAACAAGATTAAATTTATTATTCAAATATGCGAAAACATACTACAACTTGCAATATAATGTTATGAATGATTTTGATTATGAATATATTAAAACAACGAAAAAGGAAAAAGAAATCTGGACTTTAGAAGATTTTAAGAAGTTTGATGAGATTTTAATCGAAGAAAATAAAATGTTACAAAGAGCATACTTTAATTTATTATTCTATTCTGGTGCTAGACCCGGTGAAATATCAGCGTTAACACTAGAAGATATAGACTTTGATAAATGTACAATTAATATAAATAAGACAAGAATTTCTTCGAAAAAATCAAATTCACCTAAGAATCAATCTAGTATAAGAGTTGTTACTATTCCACGATTTTGTGCTAAAATATTAGAAGATGTAATAGTTAAGAATTATCCGAAAAAAGAATATATTTTTGGCTGTGCCAATCCATATAACTTTTTTTTGAATAGGAAAATAAAAAAATACAACTTAAATAAGATAACTTTACATGGTTTTAGACATTCGCACGCAAGTTTTTTAATTAAAAAAGGTGTTGAAATTACAGCTATTAGTAAGAGGTTAGGGCATAAAAATTCGCAAATAACATTGAGTACTTATGCACATTTTTATAATGATAAGACAGACAAGATAATAGACTTATTAAATTCACTAGAATAGAACTTTTTTAGAACTTTTATTTTAATAAATTCTATTTTAACTTAGTAAATAAATGAACTGTAGCATTAAGAATATATTTACACATCTAATAAATTAATTTAATGTATATTTCTAAATATTGATGTTTATTAGTTTTTATTTCTGTCTATTTTGGAACTTTTTAGAACTTTTTAGTGGTTCTTTAATTTTTTAGAACTTTAATAGAACTTTTTTAAGTCTTCTAACCTAGTAAAATCAAGGCTAAAAAAATAAAATAAAATATTTTTATAAAAACGATTGACATTTTATAAAAAGTTATGCTATACTATTATTGTAATAAAGGAAGTAAAAGAAAAAAACAAACAAGGAGTGATTAAAATGTTAGAACTAATAAACAAACTAATTGAAGATTATAGGAATGGTAAATATGAAGTAAGCCCATATTCACAATCTTATTACTTTTTTGAAGATTATGATAAGGATAGTTGGATAAGTTGGTATTATAAACCTAACAATTCTATTAGAATTTCTGACCATTGGAATTTTTATAGTCAAGGAGAAACACATTGTAAGATTGATAGTATAAAAACAGATGATATTATCAAGGGTTGGAAGATATGCAAATATGATAATAATAAAGAAACTTATTCAATTATATGTGATGATGAACAAATAATTTTATCTTTATTTGAAGAATTTAAAAAAATTGACAAAGTAAAAATGGAAATTAAAAGAATAGAAAATGAAAAGAAAGAAGCCATTGCAAAAATTGAAAGAGAAAAAAGAGAAAAAGAATATAAAAAAGAACTTAAAATTGAAATTAAAAATCTTTTAGAAAAAATCAATAAAAATATTAAATTAAAAGAAGATTTGAAAAAGTTAATAAATCTAGGCGAATTTCACACAACAGCTTATGGTTCAAGAAATTATAAAGAAACTCCTGAATTAAAGTTGTATAAAAAGTTTTCAATTTTATTCAAAAACACAACTGAAAAGAATGATGCACCTCGTGGTGGTAAAATAGGTAATATATATGTTTTAAGTAAAAAAGATATTAACAAATTAAAGAAAGTAGTTGCATTTTAATGGATATAAAAAAGATAAAATAAAAAAAGCCTATAGTGTAAAAACTGTAGGCTGAGCATTGGTTCACTTTTAAAGCTCAGTTTTTATTTTATCACAAAGAAAAAAATTAATCAAGGAGTGATAAAAAAATGGAATGGCATAAATTATATTTTTATAAGAATAATGTTGTAACTTGTACTGAAAATGGTGTTTTAATAAAATTACCTAATAAATCTAGCTATCAAGGATACAAGTTTTGGTTTCCTAAAAAGCTAGTTAAAAATGTTGATAATGTATATAACTGTTTTATTTTTACAATGGAATTTAAATTTAAAATATTCAAAAATGGTAAAACAGGTAAAGCAAGATATAAAGTTATTGATTCAGAAGAAATTGATGTAAATGATATGATAAATATTTGGAGCGATATTTATTTTAATTATTCGAATAATCAAGAATATGAAAACGAAAAACTTCACGAATTAAGAAACCCTACAGCACCTAAAATCGATGACTTAATCGATGATGAGGTGTAAGCAATGTTAGAAATGAGAACAGAATTATTACCACACCAAAAAACAGGAGTTCAAAAACTAAAGAAAGTAAAAGTTTGTGCATTGTTCATGGAAATGGGAACAGGTAAAACAAGAACAATGCTTGAACTTATTAAGTTAAGATTAGATAAAAATAAGGTGAATCATGTATTGTGGTTGTGCCCTTGTACAGTTAAGGAATCATTGAAATCAGAATTAAAAAAGCATTTGGTTAATTATGATGATAAGCTATTCACAATTTGTGGTATAGAAACATTATCTACAAGCATTAAAACAAATGTAAAATTACGAAATTTAGTTGAAAATAATAAGGTGTATTTGGTTGTTGATGAATCAACTAAGGTTAAAAACTTCAACGCATTAAGAACACAAAATATAATATCTTTAGCAGAGAAATGTGAATATAAAGCTGTTTTAAATGGTACACCTATAACTAAGAATGAAGCCGATTTATTCAGTCAATTTTATATCCTTGATAGCAGAATATTAGGATATTCAAGCTTTTATACTTTTGCTAGGTATCATATCACTTACGATTCATGCATACCGAACAAAATAAAAAGCATTAAATATGTTGATTATATAACAACTAGAATCGCACCATATGTATTTGAAATTAAAAAAAATGATTGTTTAAATTTGAAAAACAAATTCTTTTTTAAAGAAAGATTTTGGCTAACAAGTGAACAAGAAAATCATTATCAAGAAATAGCAAATAAATTATTTTTGGAGTTAGATGAAATGAAACCTAACACAGTTTATAATTTATTTTATGCATTACAAAGTATTGCTTGTGGTTTTCATGTTTCAATAGATAATTACTTAGATAAAGAACAAAAAATAAGTAGAGAACCTTTTTTTATCGACCCTAAAGAAAATCCAAGAAATAAAGCATTGCTAAAAACTATAGAAACAGATATAAAAAACAGTAAAGTTATTATATGCTGTACCTTTTTGAATGAAGTTAATGAAATTGAAAAAATTTTAGATGAAAAATTTGGTACAAACTCTTATAGAACATATACAGGCTCTTGCAATTTAAAAACAAGACAAAAGAAATTAGAAGATTTTGAACATGATAGTAGTGTTCAATTCTTGATTGCAACTAAAACTACCATTGGCTTTGGACTAAATTTACAATTTGTTAACAACATAATCTATTACAGTAACGATTGGAACTTTGGTACAAGAAGTCAAAGTGAAGATAGAGTACACAGACTTGGGCAGATGAAAGATGTAAATATATATGATATAGTCGCAGAAGATACTATAGATGTTAGAATCAATCATTGCTTAAATAAGAAAGAAAATATTTTAAAAGTATTCTTGGAACTAATTAAAGATAAGAAGATAAACATTAAAAAATGGTTATCAACTACAACAACTGAAGATAAAAAGGAGTAAAAAATGGCAAAAAGATATATTGAAAAGAATGTACTAGAAGCTACTAATGAACGATTTGATATAATATTTAATGAGTTTGACAATATATATTTTAGTATTTCTGGTGGTAAAGATAGTAGCATTATGTTCCAACTAGCGTGTAAAAAAGCTAGAGAACACAACAAGAAAATTAGTATACTTTATATTGACTTAGAAGCACAATATAAAGCTACTATTGACCATGTAATTCAATTAAAAGAGCATAACAAAGACGTAATTGATAGATGGTATTGGATATGCATGCCTTTATCTTTACGTAATGCAGTGTCTGTTATACAACCTAAGTGGATATGTTGGGACGAAGACGATAGGTATAAATGGGTTAGAGATATGCCACAAGATAAAGATGTAGTCAATATTCATAACTACCCCAAAGAATGGACTTGGTTCAAAAAAGGTATGGAATTTGAAGATTTTATAATCTATTTTGCAGAATATTTTAACAATTTAAAAGGTGGTATTACTGCTTGTGGTGTAGGTATAAGAGCAGATGAATCGTTGAATAGATACCGTACTATAGTGTCAGACAAGAAGAACAGATATAAAAATTATGGTTGGACAACTAACATAAAAATCAAAAATAAACCTTCCAACATTTATAATTTCTATCCTATATACGATTGGAGAACAGAAGATGATTGGAGTGCAGTAGCTAACCTTAATTTAGAATTTAACGAAATATACGAACTAATGTATAAAAATGGCTTATCTATACATGAACAACGCTTGTGTCAACCTTACGGAGATGACCAAAGAAACGGACTAGACCAGTTCCGAGCGTTAGAGCCTGAAACGTGGGAAAAGGTGCTTAATCGTGTGCATGGTGTCAATTATGGTAATATATATGCTAGAACAAGTTTACTCGGTAACATAACCACTGAAAAACCTAATGGCTTGACTTGGGAACAATACACTGTATTCTTGCTCGAAAGTTTAGGTTTATATTCTCCTGAACTTAAAATTCACTATTATCATAAAATAAAAACATTTATGGAATGGTACAAAAAAGAAGAAGGAATAGGCTTAACAGATATACCACAAGAAGCAGATTTAAAAGAAGAATCACAAAAAAAGGTTGCAAGTTGGAGAAGAATTGCAAGAGCAATAGAAAAAAACGATTTTTGGTTGAAACGGCTTAGTTTTGGGCAAACCAAAAGCGATGTTGAAAAAATCAAAAAACTAAAATTAAAGTACAAAGATTTATTATTTATCGGAAGTACGAAAGACAAAGATTTAAATAGATTAGCAGAAAGTGAAGGTTATAAAGATGAGTAAAAAAATAGAATTTCCTGTAATGAACTTAAAATTAATACCTATGGATAAGGTTATAGCTAACGACTACAACCCTAACAAGGTTGCTACACCTGAAATGAAGTTGTTAAAATTATCAATTGAAGAAGATGGATATACTATGCCTATAGTAGTATACTATGATAAGCAACAAGATAAGTACATAATAGTTGATGGTTTCCATCGATATAGATGTGCTAAAGAATATTTTAAGCTAAAAGAAATACCTGCAACAATAATTGAAAAAGACATTTCAAATAGAATGGCATCAACTATAAGACATAATAGAGCAAGAGGAACACACCAAATAAGAAGTATGTCAGATATAGTATTAGAATTATCTAAAAAAGGTTGGACAGACGATAAAATATGTAAAGAACTAGGAATGGACTTGGACGAAGTAATAAGATTAAAGCAAATTACAGGATTAAAAGAAGCGTTTCAAAATCATAGTTTTTCAAGAAGTTGGATAGAATTTGAAGAAAAAATAGAAAAAGAAATTGATAAATTAGGAGATAAAGAATGATAAAAAAAGGAAGTAAAAGGACTTGGGATATTTGGAAGAATTTAAGTCCTGAAGAAAAGCTAACTAAGTCAGTAACTATTAGGGTTACTGCAGATGAATTAAAATTATTGGAAGAAATTAGAAATAAATTAGGTGTTAAAAATAGAGAAATACTATTAGCAGGAATTGAAGAAATGAAAAAACTTCTATAAAAGCGCTTGACATTTTATAAAACATGCTGTATAATTTAAATATAAAAGATGAGGGGGAAATTATATGACTAAAGAACAAATATTAAATAGTAAAAAATTTAAAGAATGGCAAAAATATGGGCTTATAACTGAAAGTGAGTTCTTAGAAGCTTATAGTTGGCTAAAAGAAGATAAGTTTGAAAACAACAAGTGCAGAAGGGCATTAGCACTTACAATTACTAGCGATATGCTACATAAAATAACTTGTGAACAAAATCCTAAATTTGGATTAAAATACAACCCTAATAATTTAAAAGGTAAAATTTCAAAATTACACTATGTATATAACAAAATCAACGACTTTGTATGTTGGGTAGACATTGAAACTGGTAAAACTGAAAGTAGGTCAGTTCACACTGAAATTATTAATGCTAGAGATAATATTTTCAAATAAAAAAAATAGCACTCTTTACTAATAAAAGTATTGAGTGCTTTTCATTATATTATAATGTAAATTTTGCTAAAAATTCACTTTCTATTTTGTTAAAGTGTAATTCTACGGTTCTTATGATGGCTAATCTATCTTCAAGTTTTAATGGTTGCCTAGCCATATCCTCAAATATCGGGAATATAATTGCATTAATCTCGTCTAAGATAGTTTCAATACATTCAACTTCTTTTTTTAATTCTTGTATGCTAGCTTTCTTGCTTAACAATTCAAAAGTTCTATTACTTGAATTATCTGTATAATTTTTAAGTTCTAGCTTGATTGTTTCTAAGTTTTGTTTTATATGATTATTCAATATGTACTTAACTATTACCCACTTATAATCTAATAAAACATACCTACCCCTTAATTTGACTAATAGGTTTAGGTCTTCATCTCTGCAATACCCATTGACAAGGAAGTTATTTATCCTGTTTAATGTCTCTAATATTTCTTTATTTGTTTCATTGTTATTCTCTAAAACACCAGTAAAATATTTATATGCTAAGAATATTACTAATCCGCATATAACTATTGCTATACCTTTGTTTTCTATGATTGTAATTGTTTGTTCTGGTGTCAATGCTTGCTACCCCTTTCCTTTTAAAAATACTTGCTAAACCCTAGCCTAGCACTAATTGATGTGTTTTCAGGCTTAAACCCTGTATTAGTGATACCTAAGTCACCATACATCATTGTTTTTGAATAATCCCTTTGAATATTCTTAATTAATTCATTAGAATAGAAAGGGGTAACTACTCCCCCTTCTTGCCTACCTCATCTAATGACTTCTTTTGGGCTTCTGCAACTTTCATAGTTGTTACTGCCTTTTCAACTGCTTTGTCTAAGACTTTTTCTTTAACTGTTTGTCCTAATTTGGCTTCGATTAAATCTTTGGCTCTTTGGTTTTTAGACTCTCCACTATCTCCATTAAGTAGTTTTTCAACAAACACCACGACTTCTAATGCTACATCATCTAACTCAGTTGGTGTTTTTTTAACTAATTCCCTTAACTTAGGTAGTAATGCTCCAAATATTGCTCCTAAAACTGTAAAAATAATTCCAAATACTGTTCCTTTGTTCATAATACTACTACATCTCCTTTATATATTTAATTTTATTGTTTAACCTATTGTACCAACCTTGCAAAAACACCTTTTGACTTGGGTTGTTGTATACTATTGCTTCATAGAATAATTTTTGTATTCTGTGATATTCATTCAAGAAATCATTAACATTCACTGAATTTAAACTATTCAAGGTATCTCTACCTATAATTCCATCTATATCAACCTTATACCCTAAGTTGCATAATGTTAGTTGGGCTTTCTTTATTGCCCATATTCCGCTATTGACTAGCCAGTCAAATATTGATAATGCTACCTTATCACTTGCTACTTTATCTAACTTATTTTTAAGATAAAATCCCTTATAATATATTTCTTTTGCTTGTTCTTTAGTTAGGTTTACTACCTTATATCCATAATATGCATTAGCTACATTTTCAGTTATTCCATATTTAGTAGCTCCACCTTTGTCATTTGGATTATTAGAATATCCACCCTCAACCATTAGAATATAATTAAAAATGTTATCAAAAGGGTCTTTTTTGTCGTCAAGCGGTACTAATTTGTACTTCTTGCCATTTATTTCAATTATCCAATCCATTATTACCTCCTTTTTTTATCTTGCACGATTAATGCACGATTAATTCCTTTATTTATTGACTTCTAAAATATATTTAGCACGATTAATGCACGATTAGTGTAAAATTAACGTATAATTAACTTTTAACTAAAAAAGGTATAAACTATTGCCTATACCTTAAAACTTTCAACCTCGTTTATTCTGTGAGGTCATTTTTTTAAAAACATCATAAACATCTTGTGGTGTTAGCATGTAATACCTTTTTGGTTGAAAAATGTTATACCTTAAGTCTAGCAATTCACTTATCCATTCACTACAAGTGTATTTTGTTTTATCTTGCTTTCTCCTGTTAAAAATGTTGGATAGGATTATAGCTTTCCAGTCATATTTTGCACCTTGTGTCTGTTCAAAAAAGTCATTAACTATCCATTCTAACCTATCATCAATTTTCAGGTCTATACTATCCCATTTTTTAGGGGATAAATCATATCTTTTAATTCTTACTTGTTGTTCATCTGATATACCTAGTAAGTATCTATCGTTCACATACAATTCACAGTGTGAATAATTTGAATTAGTCCACCATTTAATAAGTCTACTCCACCACCTATAATTGCTTTTGTAGAATACAATTTTAATTTTTGTTATCTTCATTGTTGCTTGCCCATTCCTTTTCTACGTTAAAATCCATCAATTCTTTCTCATCTGTTATACTTTCGACCTTTTCTCTTAGCTTACTTGCTGTTCTCATTGCTCTTGTAGTTTGTTGTTGCATTATATATGCTAACTTCATCATCTCTTGAATTGTTAATGTTACATAATGTTCTTTACCTTTATCATCATACATCTTCCAATCCTTAAACTCTGTTTGTTGTGTTGCATTAAGTAATGATATTACTTTAAGTAAACTTGTCTGGTCTTGCAATTCTCTGTTAGGTTGCATATAACCTTTAAATTCAAATTCTTTCTCTTTTTCAAATTGTTCTTTTCTGCGAATTTCATTTTCAATTTTGGCTAAAAGTTCAGTTTTCTTAAATATAATTTGATTGTTTTCAATACTATGATAAGGGTCTAAATCCACTGTCTTTATTTCTCCGTCCTTAAATATTTCATTATATCCTAGCTTGTACAATCCATCATTATACAATTCTAACTTCGTTTTCTCTCTCAATTGTCCTGTTTCTTTATCCACAACAGGATTATCATAGTGAACATTAGTTATTACTACAGGTGTTTTATCTTCATCATTTGAGTATGAATTGATTATAACCTCATCTGGTACTTCATCATACACTGAACTTAGCAATTTATCTTTTCTATATACATATTTCAATTGTGTTATCTCCTTTCTTTAGTTATTAATAGTTATTTTTAATCTCTTTTTAGTATCTCATTTAAAATATTATCCTTGTTAACTAATCCCTTTGGGTAAGGTATATAATTAGGAATATATGTTGAACTAAACCCACAATTATTTGCATAAGTATGCAATGTAACTTCGTTACTTGTTAAATATCTACATTTACTGTGTCTTTCTATAAATGGCTTAGGGTTTTGAAATTTGCCATTTTTATCCCTAAATATGATAAATATTTGATATAATATATAACTATCTCCCCACTCAAAAAGTCTTCCAACAGGAGAATGTGAATGTGTATAAGCATATCTGTTACTTGCTCCCCCCATTTCTGGAAAATCATTATCCCATCGGTCATATGGGAACACGCAAACATTCTCACATTCAGTCCACATTGAGGTTTTTATACAACTGCATTCCTTTTCAGTAGCCATTCCAATATCTTCTGTTTGGTCAGTCATAAACGTCACTACCTTACCGTTGCAGAATTTAAACTCTATCTTATCTTCATACACTGTAGCATGATTAATTTTTAATAATATATAATCAAAGGTATCACTAACTATGATAGGAGGTTCGTAATTTTCTGCATTTTTTTTTTAAATTCTTCCCACTTTAAGCCACCTTCTCCTAATATTAATTTTTCGCAGTAATACGATGTTGGGAGTGATGTGCTACCATCTCTTATTACTTTATAAAAGTAGAACTGGTTTCCATCGTCATACACTAATATATCATCTCTTTTTATGCTTATGCTATCCTTCCCATTTAAAATCTTAATATTCTTGTCTTGCCCTAGTATTGCCTTTATGCTCTTGGCTAGTAAGCCTAGCTCTATCTTTTTACTCATGTTTTATTCTCCTTTTCTTTGTAATATTTTTATGGTCTATCTTCGTCATCTGTGTCTGGTTCTTTTATCTCTTCATATATGCAGAATGGTAAAATAAAATCAGTACCCATTACTCCTGTTATTTCATAGTCTATACACTTCAAGCTATTATCCTCATTTAGAAAATCGGTTTGGGTAACCTTAAATGTTAATTTCTCAAATTCATACTGAATTTTTTCTTTTATTGAAATATCAATCATGCTTTCTCCTAAAACAATTTTGCTTAATTCTCCAAACCATTTGTAAAGTGCTATATCGTAATCTGATTTTAATTCATTAGATAAACTTTTTAAAAAGTCCGTTATAGTATTGCCTGGACAAAGTTTTTCCATTGCTAAAAATTTTTCAAAAATATTATTTGCAGTATTTACAGTATCCTTTGAAAGTTCTGAAACAAGTAAAAATGAATTAGATACATAACTTAAATCAAAACCTTTGACAATAAAAAGTTCATTACCTAAACTAGCATATTTTATTTTTATTTTTTCTGTTTCACCTTTCATTTCATTTACTTTAGAAACTGTAACTTCTTTTTCATTTACTTCGTTCATATTTGGTAACACCACTTCACGATTAATTTCTATTCCGTTTTTTAATATTGAAGTTATATTTATTTTTTCTACTTTTTTCCCTTTTGAAAGTCCTTGGTGAGTTTTTTTAGAAAAATTCATTCTATTTACGAGACCTACAGAATATTTTTTGCCTTTGTATTTTAAAGGCACAGATTTTATTATTCCACCTTCAAATTCATCTAATAGTTTTTCTCCCAGTTTATCCGTAGAACTCATACCCCCCCCCAATGGATTTTCAGGGTCAGGCTCTGGTGATGGTGTAGCTTCTGGGTGTGGGACAGGTGGCTCTGGGTGTTCTTGTTTCAATTGTAAGACTATATTATTTTCTTTTTCCTCGTCATTTCCATCTATTCCTACATAATTTTCTTTACCAGATATTAATTCATATTTTGCTAATTCAGTATATTTTGAGGGGTCAAACTGATAAATATATATACTTTCTTGTGTCGGTACTACTTCTTCTATTGTTTTGTCTATTTTGCCATCTTCACTTGTTACATGCCATCTTATAGTCACTTGCTTTAGTTTTAAGTATATAGTTTTATCTACATTTTTAACCTCTTCATCTGCTCTTGTTATTGTTTCAGTTTGCTTGTGATAATTTGTAAATTCAGAATAATTAGAACTGTTAAACACATAATCTAGTTTATTTTTATCTAGGTTATCTGCTACTATTTTCTTTTCTTTTCCACAATATCTTACTGTAATGTTAACACTCCACTTGACAGGTGTTGTATCTTTGAAGTTAGGTGTTATCAGTGCTTTTTTTAAGCTCTCAACTGTTGCTACTTGCACTTGTTCACTTATTGTACTTAACCTTATAAGTCCTAGTTTATCTTCTGTGGCTTCTCCACCTTGTATAACTAGATTGAATTGGTCAATCTTGCCTTCTAGGTTTTTAGTATAATTATCTAAGGTTTCAGTTCTTCTTTTTATTTCATTATCCTTATTTTCGATAAACCTTGTTATTTGTTCTTCTTTTTGGTTTATATAGTTTGATACTTCGTTAGCCTTACTTAAGATAAAGCCAGCTACTTCATTCTGTCTAGCCTGTACGAACTCATCAACAAGGTTTTGCTTGTTGCTTATGAATGTTGCCACTTCGTTCTTTCTGTCTTTAATAAAGTCTGCGACCTCTGTTTTTCTATCACTAATAAAACTTGCTACCTCGTCTTTTCTAGCTTGTATAAATTCATTAACTTCGTTTTGCCTAGCTTGTATAAAGTCTGTCACTTCTGCTTTCTTATCGTCACTAAGCTTGTCATACACTCTATATAGTTCATCTTCTAACTGTAGCAAACATTGATTGATATTAGCTAGGTGTTCATCTACAATCCCTGCACCCTTAACGAATGTACTACGCATTCTGTGAGAATATTGCGGAAAATGTGAGATCCACTCATTTTCTATCAAGTCGCTAAAATTGTATGTTACATCTTCAACAATTATCGGATTATCAATTTTAGGTTTTATCTTCTCAACCTGTGTCAAATTGTTAAATATATGTCTATTTTCTACCATTTATACCTCCTTAAATCTCAAAATCATAATAATATACCCAGTCGTCACTTTCTGTATCATTTCTAATGTAATCTACATAGTTTGGGTAATTTTTGAAGTATTTGAACTTACCTTTATAGTCGCCCCAACTGCTTAAGGTTGAACCATTACGTCTTGTTTCTCCGTAACTGCTACTGTAAGCATTGCTACCTGATACTTCTAGTATGATATATTTACCACCACTTACACTTTGTCTTGCACCACTATTTATTTTCTTATAGTTATCATACATAACATTTAATATGTTGTTATTTTTTGATATTGCAAGCATTAAATCTTGATTATTAACTATCATTCTTTTAATTCTCTTTGAATTAAATAATGTATCAAATTCTTTTTTATTTGTAACATTTTGCAGTGCTGTTAATACTTCATTCTTAGTCATATAGTCAACTTCTTTAAAGTTTGCTACAATCTTGTTAAGTTTAGGTTCTATCTTCTTATACTCTTCTAAAAAACTTGTAAATGCACTCATCTGTTCGGCTATCTTATCAAGTTTAGTATTAGTGCTAGCTTTTAAATCCTCTATTATTGTTTTTAATTCTTTTATAGCCTTATCATTTTCTGATATTTTCTCTTTCTCTTCTTTAGTTATATTAACTTTAGATTCTAGTAAGTCTTTATTGTTTTTAGCTATAATCTCTGTTATAAAGTTCTCTGCGTATGCTTGATATTCTCTGTATAACTTCAATAGTAATTCTGTATAGCTTTCAGTTTGTGTGATAGCTATTATCTGATAATCTCCCTTATATTTGTTATAATCAAGGTGTACTATATCTTCAAGTGATAAGAATGGCATATTATTAGTTTGTAACTTAACTCTTGAATATGTTCTGCACTCATTATAGTATGTGTGCTTAGCTATTTCAGTTGCCAATTCTTTGCTATTGATATATTTATTTGTTACTTGTTTAAGGTTATAGTCTTTTATTCCTTTTATTTCTGTATATAATATTGAATTGTCCTTAAAGCTTGTAATAGGATCACCATATATTTTGAACTCCTTAATATAAATATCATAATCATTCTTGTTATTAAATCTTAGCTTAGCATTTAATCCGTTATCTTCCCATAACAATTCATAATCGGTATATTCCACTTCCTTAGTTGTATACTCTTCCTTAGTCTCAAATTGTGGTTCTAACACTCCTGTATCTTCATTATTTACAACCTCATCTTCTCCTAAATCAAAGTAGTATATATAGTCATCTTCGTCATGGTCAACTCTTAGTGATTTACATGCTTTTCTACAACTCTTAAATAGTGCGAATTTCTTACCTAAATCACCTATGTTACCTAATCCTTTTATAATTTCCGTTCCATCTCTATATCTATTACCATCTGCCATAAAGCACTTAGGATTAGCTTCAAGGAATATAAACTCCCCTGTTATCGTATCTTTAGGACTACCACCTATTCCAGGTGTTGCAGGTTTTAAAACTTTTTTATGTGTGTACATATAATCAAGTAATTCCTCATTACGTGATAACTCACCTAATGTATGTGTTTTAACGTATTCCTTGACTTTGTTCTTTTCAATTTTTGGTGGTTTTGGTTTGGGTGGCAATTCTTTAACGATAGTTTGCTTTTCAATTTTGTATGCTACTATTTGTGGTGTTCTTTCGATATTAACTACGTTGTTAAGTTCAATCTTCCACCATTCTTTACCTTCGCTATTTTTAGGGATTTTAACTTTTGCGTCATCTTCACTTACAACTGCATTTTGACCACTAAGCACGAATACTGCTTGTCTTTCATGTTTAACAACATTGTTATACTTAACTTCAACCTTGTTTTCTTTTGGTTGAATTTCTGTGTTTTCAATGAAACTTAATACAGGATAATTGCCATCTTTACTTCCTATTGTTATCTTAGTATCTTCTATGTAAGACTTATCTAGGTCACTTGTTATTCTAAGTTCACCATTAGGTAATGTGTAGATATTACCGTATATTGCTCTTACTATCTCTGCAATCTCTTCCATTATCTTTTTACCTTTTTCACATTTAATTAATGGAATTGTGATATATTCACCATTTTTGAATTTAACATCTGCTATATGCAATTCATCATCAATGAATCCTATCATTTTTGATAGAATGTGCAATATTGACCTATCTTTTTCGTTGTTGTTAGATATATAGTGATTTTCATATACCTTTTCTTCTGAAAATGTATTTTCATAGCCTTTTATAGTATTATCTTCTATAGTTATATCTATCGTTCTTCTGTTATCTGTATCAATTCTGGTTACTTCTCTTACTTGACCTTTAAATATTGTAATTTCTTTTCCATTGAATATATCTATTATCTCGATAATATCTTGATTTTTTATTAAATATTCTTCTATAAATTCAACTGTTATTATGTCTTTCCATCTCATGTTTGGAAAGTCCTTATATCTATTTAAGAAATCCTTAACTAAAAAGTCTTGTTGATTACCTTGTTTACCCTCGAATTGTAGCTTAACATTGTTTGGTGTCAATGTTCCTCTTGCAGTTCTTAAGAACCTATTAACTCTCAAACTTTCGCTTATTAGCAATGGTTCTAGGTTCATCTTATTACGTGTTAAGTTAATAATCTTATACTTATGTTGATAATTGTTGTATTCATCTTTAGTAAGTTGCATATATTCTTCATTTACTTTTATCAATTCTAATGACCCCCTTTCATATAAAATGTAAAAAAATGTAGATAACATCTAATACTGCTATCTACACTTCTTTTTTCTTTCTTTCATCAATCTTTTTAATTATTTGGTCAGTCATATCATCTATGAACTTGTTACTGTCAGTTGATAAGTAACCGTTGTTATATATATTAACTGTTGTGCTTATCTCTCCAACACTACCACTTAAAAGCTTGCTTGTTGCAGGTAGTGATTGTCTAGCAGTTAATCCACCTAGATATTCACCATTACTAGCATTGGTTTCTCTGAATCCTAATCCTTCTGCCTTAAGCATTAATTCTGCTTTCTTTAGTTGCTTTTGAATTGTGTCATATGCTTCACGCATAGTTTTAGCTTTTTGAATTTCCTTGTCATATTCTTCTGTGTCCATATACCTTTTATACAATTCTTGGAATTTTGTAGTTTCAACGAATGCTTTTATTATTGATTCTTTGACACTCTTGTATAAGCTATCTCCTAGGCTCATACTGAATTGGTCAAAGGAATTAGTATCTATTGCGACTGTCAATGCATTCTTAATCATTTCTGATATGTTCTTAACCTTATCTGCAATTTTACCTAAAGGCAATATCTTGTCTATTACCTCTTCTGACAATCCTTCTTCTTTTGCTTGTCTTCTTAATTCCTTGATGATATTCTGCATATCTGTAGACACTTTGCTTATTCTGTTCAATTGTCTAAATTGTTCTCTGAAATCCAAAACCTTAGGGTTTAAATCTTTCAACGTCTTACCATTTTCAAGTCTTATCTTCTTTAGTTCTTCTGACACTTTTCTAAACTTTTCAATAAAGTTAGATTCAAAGCCTTGCATATCTCTGAACTCTAAGTCATACTTAACCTTAGCTATGTTACTTCTGATTTTATTAAAATATCCTTGCAATGCAGTAGCTAAGCCATCTATTATATTATTACCTTGGGCTAGTTGTGTTGTTATCCCATTTCTAACATCATCAAACGCAGTTACTATTACATCATCTGTTTTTATTAGTTCATCTAGCTTACGTTCTATCTTGTCTGCCATTTCAAGATAATTTTGCCCACTTGCTTCTGCTAACTTCCTAAACATTGTTCTTAGTTGGTCTTTTTTATCTTCTGCAGTAGTGACAGATACACCTTCAAAGCTTTCTAGCACTCCATAAGATTTAATGTTAGCCGATAATTTTTGCAATGCATTAACTGAATTAGCGAATGCAGGTAGCATATTTAAAACTTGATTAAAATTAGTACCTACCAGACTGTGTGAAAAACTATCTCCACCAAATAAACCAAATAATCCTGTTCTAGTACCTGATGGATCATAGAAATTACCACTATATGATGAATTTCTATTATTTCTGTACCAACGCATTATATCACTTGCATTATCAAATTCTGGTATATGTAATATCTCTCTTAGTCTTCTTTGTTCAGTTTCCGTACCTAAATATTCCCTATGTTGAGATAACCCCCACCATTTAGTGACTAATTTCTCTCTTGATATTGTTGTGCTTACGTTAGGATTAAAACTATTAGCATAAGTTTTAACTAATTCTGACACTATATCTTGGCTTAATTTTAAGTTTTCATTTGATGTATTTTTTGATAATGATTGAATTAAAGTCTTACCAAATGTCTTCATCTCCTGTGTTAGATTATCCATTGAACTTCTTAGGTTGTTATTAGTCTTGATGATGTCTTCATTATACTTGTCTATTGCTTTTCTTTTCTCTTCGTTAACACGTGTTGTACCATTGTCACCGAATATAGAACCAAATATTCCACCTATAATTCCAACTACTGAACCTATTATTCCACCTATTGAACCAAACATTCCAAACATATCACCGCTTGATTTAGCTTGCATTGCCTTTTGCACGTTATTGAATATAGATATTGCAGTATCAATCATCTTAGATACACCATTAAGCAGTTCATTACCTTTACCATTCATAGAACTTGATATAGATTTTATAGTTTGACCAACAACATCAAGCCCTTTAAGTGCTTTTTCAGATGTTGTTAACGAATTTTTAGCTTTTCTAACTTCTTTTAAGTCAAATAAGTTCTTAACTAATTCTAGCAATGCTTTTAATTGTTTAGACCCTGTTTCGCTAATCTCTTTAGCTATCTTGTTAAACTCTTCACCTTTAGAACTTAATAGCTTTTGTGCTTCTGAATATTCTTTAGTATCTAAGTTTTTTGCACTTTCTATTATTGCTTGTTGTATCTTGTTTAAGGCTTCATCATATACCTTGACAATTCCATCTCTTAACTGCTCTGTAGAACCGTTATTGATAGCATTTTCTATGTTAGCAATAAATACACCTTGTTGTATATTATCGGTAACTTGTTGCACTTCTAACTGCTTTTGTTCTATGAATTCCTTAATTTCTCCTGCTTTATCGGTATATTTTTTATATATTTCGATTATTTCTTTGTGCAATTCTAATTGTTTGTCTATATATTCCGATTGACTTAGATTGCCATCTTCAAGTTGTGACTTATACAACTTCATCTTCTCTGCTTTATACTTTTCGATATTGCTTCTTGTTGTTTCAATATCTTTTGTGTCGGCTTTCATGTTCATACCTTGTGCTTGTCTTATCTTCTCTTCTAGTTCCTTGTTAATTGACCCAAAAAGTTCAGGTAAAACATTTTCAACCTTTAACTTGTTGATTTCTGCTCTTATCTTTTCGACATTGTTAGTATCTTTTAGGTCAATTGCTACCTTCAACTGGTCTTCAAGATGTTTTATTTTTTCCTTTGTTCCCTCAAAACCTTTTATTTCGTTAACCGATACAAGCCATTCTGTTAATTCATCTTGTTTTTTTCTCAGTTGTTCTGCGACTTCCTTTATTTTAGGTGTGATTTTAGTGTTTAAAGGTGTTGATAAATCTTTTAAACTTTTCTCTAGGTTGTCTAGCATTTGTTCCCATTTGTCTTTTTCCTTTTCCTTGCCTTTAGCCTTACCACTTCCACCACCTTTGCCTGATGATGGCTTACCGTGTCCACCACCACCACCTGCTCCCTTGCCATAGCCTTTAGGTGTAGGAGGTATTTTAGGTGTTTCTTTCTTTAGATTATTCTTTAATTTATTTAAAAAATCTTTCTCTGATATAATCTTGGTTTGTTCGTCTCTAACATATCTACCATGACTATCAACCTTGTAACCTAGCTTATTACTACCGTTACTTGTTGATTGTTCAATTCTTCCATCGCTTAATTGTTTAAAGGTTGTTTTGACACCTTTGATAAACATTTCAATAATTCCTTGGGTTTTAAGAATTTCCAAAGTCTCTTTAGCTGATAACCCTATATCGTTACCAACCACTACATCTATTGTTTTATTTTTGGCGTCATGAATGGTAGTGACTAGTTGCCCACTTTTTTTAGCTCTGTCAATATCTGCTCTTCTTGATTCTTCAATTATTCTTCTATTGTTTTGTTGTGCAAGTTCATTGCTAAAGTTAAGTGACTTAGATAGTGAGTTATACATACTCTTGCTATTAATTGATACTATTTTTTGGGTAGAATCGATTTCCTTTAAATTTCCATTGAATCTTTTTAAAATTTCAGATTGAGTTAACAGTTCAGAAGTTATAATTCTTAAGTTCATTTCACGGGTATCTTTTCTAGCGTAACCGAATAAACCACCATTAAGTTGTTTTAATGCTCTTTCTGCTTCTTTAGGGAATTTGTTTCTTATGTACTCTTCTAGCGAATGAACTGTACCATCTTTGATTTCTTTTAAAAAATCATCTGCATTAAACTTAAGTTTTAGTTCTGGTACTCTAGTATCAATTTCTTTTGTAATTTTTTCTATTGATTCACCAACAATTTTAGCTGATTTTTCCAACTCTTTAATTGTATCTTTTTGTTTATTTAACCTTTGAGTATTGAAATAATCTTGCTCTGCGGTTTCCATCTTCTTTTCAATCGAATTTGTAACTTTATCTATAGCACTTGATAACTCATAATAATTAGTTGTTAGTGCGTTAACATTTGCCATTTCTTGGGGGTAGGTTGCTTTTAACTGTTCAACTATTGCATGCATTCTTTGTCTATCTTTAGTATTCTTTACTTGACTTTCTGATAGTGCTTTATATTCATATAATAAGCTTTTTACATCATTAAGTTCTCCTATAGCTTCATTAACAAAGTCTGCACTTGACTTCTTACTAAAGAATCTTGTTAATCCCTCTGTTAAGTCATTAATCGCTCCTAAACAACTATTAGAAGACTTAACAAGCTTGTCACCTATTGCTTTAGCTAATTCTTGTGTGTTGGCTTGGAATACTTTTAGTTGGTTAGCGTAGGTGTTAATTGTTCTGGCTGCGTCACCTTGCATAAATGAAGTGCTTTCCATTATTTTTTGGTATCTTAATTCTGCTTTTGTTGCTTGGTCTAGTGTTTCCCAACTCTCTTTTATACCTTTAGTTCTTGCATATTCTGCCATAACAGTTTCGTTAATTACTATACCTAATCTTTTTAAGGGTTCAGTTTCTCCAACTATTCCAGCAGTTATAGCTGTAAAAGCTTGGTCGTCTGCAATATTCTTGAATGACCCTATATCGACTGCTAACGCCGCCAAATCTTCACTCATCTTCTTTGTTGATTCTTCTGATATACCACCTAAACCTTTAAATATTGCTCCTATATCAGATGTGTACTTTTGCAATGCATATGTCGAACGACCCATAGCATTTCCCATATCTTCTGAGAATTGTTGTACTTCTTTTGACATATCACCGAATACTTGGTCAGTAACATTTTGTAATTCTGTCATATCTGAACTAGCCTTAAGACAAGCCTTACCTATTTCAATTACTTTTCTTGTAACTTCTAAAGCTAAAAAACCTTTAACTGCACCCATCAAATTATCGAACGATTGTTTTAAACCTTCAACACCTTCTGTAGCTTCTTTAGGTGGTTTTACTTTTTGCATTTTGCTTGCTAGTTTCTCGTTAGTAGATATTATCTTAAGCATTTTCTCGTCAACATCAACTAATGACTGTGCAAACTGTTTATTTATGCTTTCAATCTCTTTTAGTTGCTTTTCAATATCTAATAATGATTTTTTGAACTGCGTTGAACCTCCACCCTTGAATAAAGTTCTAAATTCAACACCTAATCTTTTGTCTGCCATGTTGTGTATACCTCCTTTCTATTTATCGTTCTTGTTCTCTTCCATGTTTACTTTATTTATTGTTTCTAATATTATTTCCATCTTCATTATTAACCAATAAGGGTGTTCGTCATAACTCCTACTAAGTGGCAGGAATTGTAAGTTACAACTTCCGTTGAAACCATCAAACTTAAAATATCTCATATATCTTGATATATCTTCAATGTATAATTCATATATTTTGTTTGGTGTCTTTAACCCTTTTTTGCCTATTTTGTATGCTTTATAGTAATTTTCTTTTAATTTGTTGTAAGTTGTGATATTGTAAAACCCACATCATCACTTTTTTCTAATATTTCTGTTAAAGCATTTAAAAATACTTTCTTTTCTCTGTCTAGTACTTTATTAAAGTTTTCTTTTGTTTTGTCTGTTTCTTTACCATCTACAATAATTTTCATTGTTTGGGCAAATACAAGCTTATATTCTTTAGATTCTGTGAACTCATAATTATATGGTTCAATTACTGTTGATGGTGCACCATCTTCCTTGGCTTCCATTCTTATTTTTTGTATCTGTGCATTTCTATAGTTCATCATATTGCCAAAACTAGCTACACATTCAACTAATATTCCGTTGTTCGATTCATCACCAAAAAAGGTAGCATTTGTTGCTACCTTATCTTTTAATGGTGGTATATTCTTTTCATTTTTCAATTTTTACTCACCTACTTATTGTGCTATTTCAGTTCCTTCAATCTTGAATGTTATAGGGTCGCCATTAACTGGCAATGCTGACATTGTTCTTGTTAATGTCCCTGCTCCTTCTAAATCGCCTAATTCAACATTAGTCATCTTGACCCTAGGCAATTCAATTGTCATTTTTCTACCTTTTGATTCTTCCAATGATTCTTTTAATTCTAATTGTAACTTAATTGATGAATTGTCTGTTAACATTTTCATTGCTTTCAAGTAATTAGATTTATCAAATGCATTAAAGTTGATAGTAGCTTCTACTGAACCCCTACCATTTTGTACTATCTTAGTGTTAAATCTAGTGTTTAATCCACCTTTACCTTCAAGTGAATTATTGATTGTTATTTCAACTGATTCTACTGTTGCTGATTCGTCTTTATCTTCTGATATTAGCTTAGCACCATAACAGATTAAAGGATAATCCTTATCTTTTAATTCCTCAGATGTACCATTAAATTTACCATCATTTGCACTTGATTTCATTCCTATTACTGATGTTTTTACATTTAAAAAGGCTTCTTGTTGTGCAGTTATTGTTATAGTATTAACTAAACAATCTTCAAATTTTAAATGCATTTCGTCATTAGTAAAGTCATTGACTATTGTTGCATACTTGTCGAATGAACCACTTTTGTATGTGTCAGTAGATTTTTTAAATCCTGCTATTTGTAGCAATAATTCTAATGAATCTATTGTTGGTTCAATTCCTAGGTCACCTGCAACGGATTGCTTACCTGCGAATGCGTCCTTAGTCCATCTACCACTAGATAATACTTTAGATTCAATTTTATTAACGTCTGGCTTAACACCAAAATCTGTAAAAGGTAATACCTTTAATGTTGTTGATGGTGTACCTTTTTCAGTTTGTATTCCTAATAATACTTTTGTTTCCATATTTTCTATTACTTCCTTTCTACAATTTCTAAATTTGCTTGATATGTAGCAACTGGTATACCTTTATATTCTCCACTTATATTATTCAATTCTAACTCATAATTAGCCTTGATAATTTTGTTTGTTTGCACTAGCTTTTTCAATAAAATATCCATCTTATCTTCTAAAAAGCTTGCAACATCAGAGTTTATAATTGTTTCGTTAGTTGTTGCATATCTGATTGTTATGTTTCGTGTATATTCTTTTTTACCATTGATTGAGGTGTTGCTTGTTTCAACACTTGTAGGTTCAACAACGAATATACCATTTTTTAATTCTTTCAGATTTCCTACTTGATAGAACACATTATCACCTAGTAGTTTAAATGTATCAACTACTAACTTGTATGTTGGATTGCTAGTTTCTATGTTGTTTAGGTTATCGTTGACTACTGTAACTTCTATTTGATGATGTAGTATCTTATCAACTATTGTACTTTCTTGGTGTTCGATGTATACACTATCATTATCTATCTTTATTTGATTTAGCATATCTTCAATGCTTGAATAATTATCTCTAGGAATAGCCTGTTCTATGTAGATTAAATCAAGTGTATACACCTTACCATAATTAATATTTGCAATCTTCAAATTGCTTGATTCTATTAGATTAATAAACATACAAGGGTACTTAATTCCTTGTGTTTTATCTTCTGAATATACTGTTATATTCTCATTCTTGCTTTTTATACATTGTGCAAGACTACTTTTTATTTCTATTAAATTCATATTTTCACCTTATTTTAAATCTTAATTCTATCAAGGTATTTTTGAACTATCGTGTCAACTTGTGGCTTAATCTCAATTAATGACTTAGTTAGCATATAACTACCTTTAACGAATGGTTGCTTAAGCCTTGCACCTATTTGGGGTACAAACCTACCTATTTGTTGTCTGTGTCCATATTCAACATATTCAGCATATTCTGTATTGTTGTATATCTTAGATGTTATACTTTTACTTGTTTGTGTTGTTGACATTTGCCAACTTGAACGCAGTGTACCACCAACCCTACCACCGTTGTATATTCTGCCATTAATTTCTATAGGGTTATATATTCCAACTGGTGTTTTCTTCTTAACTATTGCATATGTTCTAGCTGTTAATTCTTTATTTAAGCCTATACTAGCTTGTTTTAGGCTATTTTCAATCTTGCTTGAATTTGCTATCAGTTTTTTTAGTTCTTCATCAACCTTGATATTAATGTTGAAGCTTATATTAACACCTCCCTTTTAAAATTAAGCTATGTCAATAGCCTTTAAATCTATCTCTTGGTGTGTTTCGTATTTTCTTGCTATAGCTATACTTCTATACTTGTACACTTGCCCTAATCTTGTTATTACAATCTTAGAATTTAATGGTATATCTATGTCGTTGTTCAAAAAAAGTGTAGCTTCAACCTCAGAAGTTAATACTACACCTTTTGCAATTCTATTATTGTTATAGTCAAGCAAACACTTAATAGGTTCTTGGTTTAATTTTGTTTCTACATCGTCATATGTTATTCCATTTATCTCCTGTGAAGATATAACAAACACATCTGCAATGTCTGTATAACTATTATTAAGTGTATTTTTTACTAATTCTAGTGTGATTGAATCCATGATTACCACCAACTTACTCGTCTATATCTGTTTAATTGATTTTGCCCATATTCTTTCAATTCTTCCATCTTTTTCTTTAAATCTTCAAAATACTCCATTTCTTGTTTTGGGTCAGTCGGTGCAAAACTTGTGCTTACCTCTCCTATTTTAATATTTGTTATTATAGGGTTTATTTTGTCACTCATTTCTGCTTTTTTATAATATTCTTGTGGGTAATAGTAAGTAATATGATATTCCATTAATTGACCCATAACTCTTTTTGCAACTACTTGTTCTAAGCCTTCTGGTAATTCGTCACGATTAATATATGCTAAAATCTCTTGTTCAACATCATCAATATACTTTGGGCATTTATCGTCGTGAAAAAATGGGTCTAAATAAGGTGAGCTATTAAGTTCAAAGCTCACCCTTTCTGTTATTCTATCCTTTTGTTCCTTAGTCATATTTTTATCCTTTAGATACTATTCTTGCGATAGGTATAGCTTTTACATCTATCTTATCTCCATCAGTTGACTTAACTAATGCCCAGTTATCACCTTTTTCTAGTTCTTTGTCAGATGGAGAAACTGTATCAGTCTTAGTGAATGAGAAACCAAACGGTGCTATTACAAATCTTCTTCTAGTGATTAATTGGTCTTTACCTCCATGAACTAATGGATTTCTGTACATTTCGTTAGGTACTTTAACAACTAAGTCTGCGAACTTAAATGCTCCTCTACCTAAGATGTAAGTTGTATATTTGTATGTATCTTGTCCTGCTGAACCACCAGAAACCTTTTCCATAGGCATTGAATCGTCAATGAATACAGTTCTTCCGTTCCATGAAGCTAGTGATACATCTCTTTGCATTCCGTTTGCGTCATTAACTTTGAAGTTAGTTAATACTTGTAAGTTTTCTAAGTTTGTCGCTACTACAGAGTGCATTATAACTATATCGAACTTGTTCTTGTTATCTCCACAAGCTTGTGCAGTTGCAGAGTTTAAAGTTGTTGCACCTACCTTTGCTTCTTCTCCTGTTTTATCTGATATATCGTAAGTATGTGTAGCAAATTCCTTATCCTTAGTTGCAAATACACCTTTTAATATTGATAGTAACATTGATTGATACACATTAGACCAATATACTGCAACTTGTGAAGCAACATTCCCCATGAAATCTACTCCACCAGTTATATCATATGA